AAAATGCGGGGTCATGTTCTTCGGGAAAGGCACTCGATGCTTTGCATGCCCTGTTCAGTGCACCCATGAGAAGCCGGTTTTCGGTTCTGGTCGCCCGAGAAATGCCTGCTACGCATGCTCTCCAAGGAAGTCCGGTGGCGATTTCAGGGCCGACCATCGCCGAGTTTCGACCAGGGTAGCGTGCTGCGCTGAGTGCGGAGCAGATTATGAACAGTGGCTGCCGCACACAAAGTACTGCTCAAAATTGTGTTCGCGCACCGCTGGCCTGCGGCAAATGAGAGAGCGCAGCAAAAAGATAACGGAACTGGCGTCTACGAGGCGAGACATCAAGCAGTGTGTGGTTTGTGGGTCTGGGTTTCGGGTTGGGGATAGAAATAGAACGCTTTGCTGTTCACCGAAATGCGCGGAACAACGGGAGCGAATTAGAAGGTCAGGGAATACGCACAAAAGACGGGCGATACGGTTCGGCTGCTCTTATGCTCCCGTTGACAGGCTGCGCGTGTTTGAACGCGATAAGTGGCGTTGCCAACTTTGTGGCATGAAAGTTAATGCCGCTACAGCAGAGCTAGATCATATCGTTCCAATGTCGGTAGGTGGGTCGCACAGTTACGAGAATACGCAGTGTGCGTGTTCGAGATGCAATAGAACCAAGGGTGCAAAGCCGATGGGGCAGCTGCATCTTGCGATCGCGGCGGGAACGAATCATTGAGGCGCCGCGAGGCTGATGGTAATCGAGCAGGATGATGGGCGGTGCCGACTGCGCTGGCGGTAGGGGTCCATCCGATCTCTACAACCCTAGGCACGCATGACCGCGCTGATTCCCATTCCCGAGCAATAACACCCAATCAAACGGAATCAGCAAATGGCAGGAGTCAAAGGAAGAAGTGGCGGCGCACGCCCGAACTCCGGCGGAGTCCGCCCTGGTGCTGGCCGGAAGAAGAAAGAGCCGTCGCCGCCCGTTAAACAAGATGACGGCAAGGACATGCTTCGACTTCTGCAGGACGTGGCGCTCGGCAAGACCGATGCGACGGCACTGCAAGTGCGCGCGGCGATAGCTGCGGTCCAGTACACGCACACGAAGCGGCACGACGGCGGCAAGAAAGACGACGCCGCGGACAAGGCGAAACAGGCTGCTGCTGGCCGATTTGCTGCCGGAGCGGCGCCGCAGCTGGTCGTGAACAATCGCTGAGATGGACTGGACGACTGCCGTCCCCGACTGGGAGGAACGGGTTGTCGGGCGGCGGTCGCTGATTCCGTTCGATCCGCTGTTTCCGGGCGAAGCGGCCGCGGCGCTGGCCGTGATGGACCAGTTGCGGGTTGTCGACATGCCGGGCGGGCCGACGTTCGGCGAGATCAGCCGCCCGTGGGTGCGCGAGTTCGTTGCCAGCGTGTTCGGGGCGTATGACCCGGAGGGTGGCCGGCGACTGGTGCGCGAGTGGCTGCTGTCGATCTCGAAGAAGAACACCAAGTCGACGACTGCCGGCCTGCTGATGCTGACGTTCCTCATTCGGAACTGGCGCCAGGCGGGCGAGTTCGGGATTCTGGCGCCGACGGTCGAGGTGGCGAACAACGCATTCAAGCCGGCTGCGGATGCGGTGAAGGCCGACGAGGAACTGAGCGCGCTGTTCCACGTGCAGGACCACATCCGGACGATCACGCATCGCCAGACTCGGGCGACGCTGCAGGTTGTGGCGGCCGACTCTGAAACGGTCGCTGGCAAGAAGTGGATCGTGACGCTGGTCGACGAGCTGTGGCTGTTCGGCAAGAAGGCGCACGCCGAGGACATGCTGCGTGAGGCGACCGGGGGCCTAGCGTCGCGGCCCGAGGGGTGCGTGATCTGGCTGAGCACGCAATCCAACGATCCGCCGGCCGGGGTATTTCGGCAAAAGCTGCAGTACGCGCGAGGGGTTCGGGACGGGCGCATCGTGGACAAGCAGTTCTGCCCGGTGCTCTACGAATTCCCAGATCGGATGATCAAGTCTGGCGCGCACCGCGACCCAAAGCAGTTCTACGTCACGAATCCGAACCTCGGTGCTTCGGTCGATGTCGAGTTCATCGAGCGCGAATTCTCGAAGGCGGAAGAAGCAGGTGAGGAATCGGTGCGGGGCTTCCTCGCAAAGCACCTGAACGTCGAGATCGGTCTGGCGCTGATGTCCGACCGCTGGGCCGGCGCCGACTTCTGGGAGCGGCAAGGGACCGCGGGCCTCACGCTCGACGAGGTGATCCGCCGATCCGAGGTGCTCGCGGTCGGGATCGACGGCGGCGGTCTGGACGACCTGCTCGGGCTGGCTGTACTCGGCCGGGATGCACAGACGCATGACTGGCTGGTCTGGACGCACGCGTGGGCGCACCCGTCGGTGATGGAGCGGCGCAAGTCTGAGGCTGCGAGATTCGGCGATTTCGAGCGTGACGGGGATCTGACGATCGTCAAGCGGATCGGCGATGACGTTGCAGAGGTCGCCGAGATCGTCGGGACGGTCTATGCGTCCGGGAAGCTCGACAAGATCGGCGTCGACCCGCACGGGATCGGCGGGATTCTCGACGTGCTGGTCGCGTCCGGGGTGCCGGCCGAGCAGATCAGCGGTGTGTCGCAGGGGTGGAAGTTGACCGGCGCGATCAAGACGACGGAGCGCCGGCTGGCCGAGGGCGCGCTGCATCACGGCGATTCGCGGTTGATGGCGTGGTGCGTGGGAAACGCGAAGGTCGAACCCAAGGGGAACGCAGTGATGATCACGAAGCAGGCGTCCGGGTTCGCGAAGATCGACCCGCTGATGGCGCTGTTCGATGCAGTGGCGTTGATGAGTCTGAATCCGCAGCCGAGCTTTTCGCCGGCCGAGGTCTGGTAATGGCTTGGTGGAATCCTCGGACGTGGGGCGAACGCAAGGCGATCACGTCGGCCGATCTGCATTTGCTGCTGTCCGGCGGGATGTCCAGCTCGAGTGGAATTCGTGTGGATTGGAAAACGGCGTTGCAGGCGTCCGTGGTGCTGGCCTGCGCGCGTGTGATTAGCGAGGGCCTATCGCAGATTCCGTTTCGGCTGATGCGGACGGCGGACGGTCATCGTGCGCCGGCGACCGATCACCCGATGTTCGACCTGTTTGAGTGGCAGGCGAACGCCTGGCAGACATCGACCGAGTTTATCGATCAGATCGGCATACACCTGGCGATGACCGGGAATGCTTACGTCTGGATTAACCGGATCGGAGGGCGGCCGGTCGAGTTATTTGCGTGGGCACCAAGCGCTGTCGAAGCGACGCTTTCCGGGTTCATGATTCGCTACACGTTGACGCTCGCGGATGGCAAGCGGCTGGAAGTGCCGGCCGGCGACGTCTGGCACTTGCGCGGCCCGTCGTGGGACGGATGGATCGGCATGGACGTGGTGAACCTGGCGCGTGAGTCGATCGGGTTGTCACTAGCCGCCGAAAAGGTGGTCGCGGCCAACATGGCAAACGGCGCGAAGTTGTCCGGCATCCTGACGACCGATGCGACGTTGTCGAAAGAGCAGCGCGCGTCTCTGCGTGAGTCGTGGCAGGAATCACAGGCCGGGGCGTCGAACGCCGGGAAGATCGCGGTGATGTCGAACGGCATGAAGTTTGCGGCGATGCAGTCGACGGCCGTTGATGCGCAGCAGATCGAGAACAGGAAGTTCGCGGTCGAGGAGATTTGTCGGGCGTTTCGCGTGATGCCGATCATGGTCGGGTACTCGGACAAGACGTCGACATATGCCAGCGCTGAGCAGATGTTCCAGGCGCACGTCACGCACACGATGGGGCCCTGGTATCGGCGCATCGAGCGCAGCGCAGCGGTTCGGTTCCTGAGCGACGACGAACGCGGCGACGGCTACTACTTCAAGTTCTTCGCGCAGGGCTTGCTGCGCGGCGCTGTGAAGGACCGCGGCGAGTTCTACTCCGGTCTGTACAACATCGGCGCGATCAACCCGAACGAGATTCGGGAGCTTGAAGACATGAACCCATACGACGGCGGTGAGAAGTACCGGGTGCCGCTGAACATGGAAGACCCGGCCGCGGCCGAAGACGGAGCGTGACATGGAACGACTCGGGTGCGGCCTCGTTGAGGTCAAGTTCGCGCCGGATGCCGAAGCGATGGCCTTCGAGGGCTACGGCGCGGTGTTCGGCAATGTGGACGCCTACGGCGACGTGATCGCGCCGGGAGCGTTTGCGCAATACCTGTCCGATGCCACGGCGGGCCGTCAGTCGTGGCCGCTGATGCTGTCCCAGCACGGCGGGATGGGCGTGACCGCTGACGACCTGACGCCTATCGGTGTGTGGGACGACTTGGCCGAGGACGGTCACGGGCTGCGCGTCAAGGGCAGGCTTGCTGACACTCCGCGCGGCCGGGAGATGCACACGCTGCTGAAGATGGGGCCAAAGGCGATCGACGGGCTGTCGATCGGCTACATCGCGAAGGAAGCGGTTCCGCGCAGTAAGCCGGAGGAGCCGCGTCGGACCATCAAGCGCATCGATCTGATCGAAGTCAGCATCGTCTCGCGTCCGGCGAATTCGCGCGCGAGGGTCTCGGCGGTGAAGTCGATCGAGGAACTGTCGACGCTGCGCGACGTTGAAGAATTCTTGTGCGAGACGGGGATGTCGAAGGCGAAAGCCGTTGCTCTGATCGCGCGCATAAAGGGACTTGGGCCGGGGGATCCGGTGAAGTCCGATGGCGGGCCGGGGGATCCGGTGGCCGAACTGAAGGCGCTATTGCGCCGGAACACATCCATCATCGACCCGAAAGGATCAGGAAATGAGTGACATGAACGAAATCAAGACCCTCATCGAGGGTCAGGGGTCGGCCTTCGAGGAGTTCAAGAAGGCCAACGACGCTCGGCTGAAGGCCATCGAGGAAAAGGGCTTCGCGCCCGCCGACCTGGTCGAGAAGGTCAGCACCATCAACAGCGACCTGACGGCGAAGGCCAAGCGGATCGACGAGATCCAGAAGCAGCTGAACCGGCCCGGGGCGCAGGGTGGTGGTGAGTACTCGGCCGACGACGTCGAGCACAAGGCGGGCGTCGATCGGTACATCCGCAGCGGTGACACGCAGGGTCTGCGCGAGATCGAACGCAAGGCGATGAACTCGACCAGCGATCCGGACGGCGGGTATCTCGTCGGCAAGGAGATGGAGGCCGAGATCGATCGCATCGCCGAGACGATGG